CGCCTGTTCGAGCAGGGCCAGGTGCCCGATCCACAGCTCGAACGCATATGCGTTGCGCCTCCTGCCGCGCTGCCGGTGCGCTGCCTCGCCTCCGGCCCGCGGAGCGAACGTCCGTTCCGTCAGGTATCGCCAGATGGCGTGTTCGAGTTCTTCGCGGTCGCGGCTGGCCCATTGCGTCTCCATCTGTCATCCCAATCCCCTTCGTTGTCATTCCCATCCCCTTCATGTCATCCCGAGAAGCGGAGCGCCGAGGGACCTGCACTTCGCCCTTCTTGTCTTCTAACTTCTAACTTCTATCTCCCGCCTTTCCTCACTCCTCGAACAACATCTGCACCGCCACTTTCTTGTGCAGCGGGTCCATGTGGCGGACGATGGCGGCGCGCTCGGTGAGCGGCTTTCCCGAGACGGCGTACCCGCGCGTCTCGAGGATCAGCTTGTCGTAGAGCGCGGCCAGCCCCGGGAGGCGCGACGGCAGCAAGGACTTGAGCGTCTGCGACCCGCGCACGTAGAGGGCCCGCGAATGGATGCGGCTGTGCTCGACGCGCTCCGACGCGCTCGGCGGCCGGAAGACGTGTACCAGGTGGGCGTGCTTCGCCCCCGCCCGCGTCGCCTCAATCCGCACCTCGACCGTCTCGGCGTCGAGCAGGAACGGAACCGCCTCCCAGTCTTCGCCCGCTGTCTCTCCCTCCGCTCCGTTCGCCGCCGGCGCCACCTCGCTCAGACCGCGCACGACCAGCTCCTTGTGATGCAGCGGAATCCGCTCCGCGGTGACTTCGCTGGCTCCGTCCTCTGCCTGATACCCGCGCGCCCGCCGGAACAGCCGGTCGTAGAGCGTTGCCGCGGCCTCGAGCGCGCTCGACTCAAACCGCAGCGCCTCCTCGCCGGCCTCGCCGCTCTCCACGCTCTCGACCGTGCTCCGCAGATTGCGCTCGTACTCGCGCCAGTCCTCGTACGCCGGCGGCCGCAGGCAGTGCAGCAGCTCATGCCGCGAGACGCCGTCAATATGGCGTTTCGCCTTCAGCCGCAGGCAGACTTCGATCTCTTCCGGCGCCAGCTCGAACAGCGTGGCCGTCTCTTCCATCTCCGTCACTCCCGCCGCAGTCGTAGTTTCCATTGCATTCATCTCGATTCCTCAATTGCGTGTCATCCCGAGGAGCACAGCGACGAGGGACCTGCACTTGCTTGTCTTCCGGCCCGCGTTCTTCTCTGTGCCTCTGTGGCTCTGTGGCTGATCTTTACGCCGCCGCCAGATACGCCGGCGTCGTGTTCGTCACCGTCACCTGGAAGGTCTCGCTTCCGGCTTTCTGGAACACGCCGTCCTCGCCGACCGTCATGCGCAGCGCGACCTTGCCGTCGACGAGCGTGTCCTCGGCCGCCGTGAAGTGGACTTCCGGCCAGAGCAGGTCCATGCGATAGACCTCCGGCTGTCCTGGTGTAATCACGCCGCCCGCCAGGTTGATTTGCAGCTCCTGCGCCGTGTCGTTGCGGAACAGGTCCAGGATGTCCGTGTCGCTCTGGTTCACGAACAGCGTCAGCTCCGGCACCGCGGTGCGCTTCGACCCGTACCACCACCGCCCCACGTAGAGTCCCGACGACGGATAGCGTCCGTTCGACTCGTCGGGATTGGCGTTCACCGCCACGCTCCATTCGACGACACGGCTCGAGATGTCCACCGCCGCGCCGCTCGGTCCCAGCTTGATGACTGCGCCGCCCCCGTCCAGGTACCCCGGCGTCGCGAGCGTGGGCGGCGTGAACCCGGCATCCGTCGCGCGCCCCGAGCCGAGCATCTGGATCGCCATCTGCACCGCATCCTGCCCGCGCCCGCTCAGCGTGAAGCTCGCCACCACCAGGTCCGGCAGCTTGCGCGCCAGGCCCGCCCACGGTTTTTCGTGGATCGTCGTAAACGGCATCGCCTTCGACGCGCTCATGTCGGCCCACTGGATCACGTGATCGTAGACCGTCGGATTGCCGCCCGGATTCGGCTGCGAGGGCGTGTCGCTGCCCAGGCAGAACGCCGCCGCCCAGCCCGCGAAGATGTCGTTCAGCTCCGCCGCCCGCTGCAGCGCCGTCATCTGCGCCACCTTGCGCTGGCTCGTCGCGTAGGGGTGTCCTTTGCCGAAGCGCTCGGCGTCCGAGATCAGCCGGTGCGAGAGCTTCCCGACATCGAAGCCCGAGACCACCGCCGAGAGCGTCAGGTTCCCGTCCGACAGCGGCGTTCCGAGCGCGCTTTGCCGCTTCGCCGAAAACCGCCAGAGCATTTCGTATGCATGCGTAGGTTCTGTAAATGCCATTCTTCATCTCCTAAACAATCTGTGTGTCATCCCGAGAAGCGGAGCGACGAGGGACCTGCACTTCTTCTGACTCCCGACTTCTATCTCCTATCTTCCGCCTTCTGTTCCTCACGCCGGCTTGTCCTCCACCGCGACCACGAGCTCCACGTGGTGGCACAGCACGTTCGACAGGATGCGGAAGTCCACCGCCCGCACCTGCGCGGGGCCGGAATGTCGCGCGGTGTCGTTCAATGTCCGGTCCGCCCCGAGCGCCGCCGTCACGCTCTCGACCGTCGCCTGAAACGTTGATTCGCTGGCCGCCGCATCCTGCACGCCCGCGTAGCCGTGCACCGCCAGCGTGTGCCGCCGCGCCGTGAAGCGCGGCCCCAGGTCCTCGGCCGCCGTCGCCTCGCGCGTAATGAACCAGAACTGCACTGCGCCGCCGGCCGTCCGCGCGCCGTCGCGAAACTGTTTTTCCGTCTGCCAGTTCCGCACCCGGTCGTAGACGTTTTGGACGCCCGCGACCCCTTCCAGAATCGCCTTCACCGCCTGTATGTTGTTCGCCAGTGCCATCAAACTGTTCCCTTACCCTTTCCGTGTCATCCCGAGCGAGCGAAGCGACGCGAAACGCCATCAATATGGCGTTTCGCCTGCACTTGTTCGTTCTTCCAACTCCTGCGTTTTACTCCGTGCCCCTGTGTCTCCGTGGCTACTCACCGCTCACCGCCGCCGCCACTTCCTCCTCCAGAATTTCCACCACCCGGTCCACGTTCTCCGCCAGCGCCCGCTCGAACAGGAATCGTCCCGGCGTTCCGCTGTGCGCGATCTTGCGCCCGATCAGGAACGCCACCTCCCGCGCCTGGCGGTCGTCCGTAATGCCCAGCCGCCGCCGCACCCAGCCTTCGATCGCCGCCGGGGGAGGGAAGTGCGGCCTCGTTCCCGTCTCGACGAACAGCCCGTACTGGTCCGCCGGCGCTCCCAGAAACACGCGCCCCACGCTCACCGCATCGTCGGGCCCGCTATGAAGGACCTCGCGCGTGACGCTCCGGGCCAGCTCGCCCAGCGGCGCTCGCGATGCGGCTCCCAGCGGCGAGCGCGCGCCGGCCGCCACGGCCCGCTCGAGCAGTTCCGTCGCCCGCTCCAGCCCGCGCTCCACCGCCTGCCGCAAATCTTCGGGAAATCTCCCGAACATCTCCCCGCCCGCATTCCCTTCGACTTGTGCTTGTAGCTGCATGTTCTCTTTCCGTGTCATCCCGAGCGAGCGCAGCGACGAGGGACCTGCACTTGTTCGTCACCAGTCACAGTCTTTGGCGAGGTAGCCACGGCACGCTGTTTGTGCAGTGGGTTTGTTCTTCACTCGTCACTCGTCACTCGTCACTGCCTTTCAATGCGTCAATCTTTCTCCTCCCGCCGTCTCGCCTTTCCACGCCTCCGTGCGCGACGAAGCCGGCGAGCTGCGCTCCGGGTCGGTGCCGAGCAGGTTCTCGTACTCTTTTTCGAGGTGCCGGGCGAGCGCCATGTACTCCTGCGTCTTCGTCCGGTAGTTCACCGTGTCGGCGGCGATGGTGCTGTCGCCGGTCTGCGCGTGGATTGCCGCGAGCCGCCGCGCCGCGAGCGACGCCGCCAGCGCCCCGACCGCGTAGAAATCCGAGTCGGGCACCGTGGACGCGTCCGCGGCGTGCGGAGCGGTGAATCGCACCCGCGCCGTTTTGCCGGCGCCCGGCGCGAACGCGAAGCGCAGGAAGCGGCCCGCAGGCGCCGCGTACAGCAGCCACTCGCCTCCTTCCAGATAAATGGGGGACCTTTCCCCCTGCGGGTATTCAATCTCCACCACCCGCGAAAAACCTTCCGCCCAGCCCGTGATGCCGGCCACGCTCCACTCGTACGTCGCGCCGTCGCCCGCCAGGTCGGCCACCACCTTGAGCGGCCGGTCCTTCGAGTAGCGGCCCGCGATCGCTTCCTCAATCGCCCGGACGATCTCCGCGGGAGAGAGCTTCAGCGCCCCGTCCTGCAGGTGTCCGGCCGCGAGTTCCTGAAATTCCGGTATCGTTTTTGGCATTGCTATCTCAAATCCGCCACGGAGGCACAGAGTCACAGAGAAAAGAGGGCTTTCGGTCTTTTCTAATTCAGGTCTTTCTCTGTGTCTCCGTGTCTCTGTGGCTAATCTTGTGGTTAAGCGACGGCTTCTTTGTACGCGCCGCGGAAATCGATCACGACGGACTCGTGCTCGTGGCGCACCTTGTAGCGGATCTTGTCGCTGGTGAAGACGGCCGCCGCGGTCGGCTGGTCCGCCAGGAAGAACTCCGGCTCCTGCTGCCCTTGCAGGAATCCGACCTCCACCGTCGGCGCCTCCTGCACGTTCGCGAACACGTACCAGTCGTTCGCGTCCGTGAGCAGCGGGGAGACGATCACTCGTTCACTCGCCTGCCCGAACATAAACCGCACCGGGTTCGGCGTGAAGTTCGCGTCGGTGTACTGGCGCTCGTTCTCCTGCCGCGCCAGGCCTTCCAGCTCATGCGGCACCACCAGGACGTGCGGCCCGATGCCGAGTTTTTTCCCGCTGTCCTTCTCCGTGCGGTTGCGCATGGCGGTCCGCACCACGCTCAGCTCCGCCGCCGAGAGCGCCGTCGAGCCCAGGTTCCCGTGCGTCGCGTGGAACCACGCCAGCCCGTCGTAGATCGCGCCGTTGTTGATCATCAGGTTGAAGACGCGCTGCGCCAGCGTGCGCCGCGCCGAGCGTCCCAGCCGGCTCACGATCTGCGGCACGATGCCGAGG